GAGGAACCGTAGGTTTACAGTGTAAACCATCGTACGTTTTGCCGTACGTATCGTTATATTTTCGGAAGTGATGATCTTTTATGGATTCCCCCACCATAACTGCAGCTTCTAAAACAAAGCGGTACAATTCTGGTTGGATTAGCTTCCCAATCAGTCTTACAATGAGCTTCGACCAACTTTCCACAGGTCGATTCCCCGAAAAAGGAATCAACGTACCGAGATACTACGAAAGTATCTCAGTTTGCGGAAGGCATTATCGAAGTGTATGCGAAACCATTTGAGAAGAGCTTTCTAAGGAAAGCTTATTTCATGGGAGAGCATAAGCTCGACTCTATTCTGATGAATCTTCTCCAATTATTGGAGATGTCAAGGGTTGTTACCCTTTCTACTGGATGCTCGGTTCTCGTTAGAGAAACTAAGGAACTCAGTCGAACGATTCAAAAAGAATTTAATGATACATGGAATTTGTGGAAACAGGAACGGAAAGTTCCGGGTGCAAACCTGGAATCTTTTTGTCTTGAGGCACAAATACCATTTGATGTTGTCAGTCCATTTCCATTCGTTTTTTCGAATTGGAGAAGGACCATTCATGCTTTACGACTTGCTTGGAGTGTATTTTTAACGTTAAAAATGCATCGTGTATTAGGATTCCATTTCCCTCAGAGAATGAGAGGAAATAAATTCCGAAATAAAGATCGCAATCATTTAACAAGTTTATTCCTACATTACTACAATTCCCTTGAAGGGAATGATGAACGTATTTGGATAAAACAAATAAAAAATTCACTCTGCTACCGCTTATCAATTGAACTTAATCAAGACGAATTACCGGAGGGTCTCAGGTTTGATATTTTACCTTTTTCATGGGGTAATCTAAGTCACCTAGCGGGACCTCAACGAATTCAAGTCTTTTTTTCCGTTTTACAAGGAAAGATTCTTTGCGAGGCTGTTCCAGACTCTTTTATTCAAAAGAGTTTGGAAGAACACCGTGAAAAGTTATCTAATCCTGGTCGACCTATCACTGAAGAAATGAAAATTCTTCTTCGTGAACGAGGTCTAGAATTCGGAAAACGAGTTCAAAGATTTTATAAATCAAATACAACTTTTCCACCAACAGTAAAGGCTACTTTTGAAAGTCCACGTGCTTCTGGAGGTATTAAAGGAGAATTGATCCGTAAGGATCGAGTCTCTTTAAATACCATCAAAGCCGGTGTAGACCCAAAAGATCGGCCAGAACCATTGGTTATAGGACTGTTTGGACAACCTGGTGGAGGGAAATCAAGTATCTTAAATGCGCTTAAGAGCCATTTAATGACATTTTTTCCCGGAACGCCCTGGTCCGAACTTTCTTATGAACGGACTTGTAACACTGAACACTGGGATGGTTATAGTAACCAACCCATCACGGTTCTTGATGACCTTGGTCAAAGCCTCGAGGGGAAAGACTTACAGGAGTTTCAGACACTAGTGTCTTGTAACCCGTATGTTCTCCCTATGGCTGAACTTTCGGAAAAAGGAACCATGTTTTCTAGTTCAGTTATTATTGTTACAAGTAATCTTCGATATGGATGTGGCTTAAAACATATTTACAAAGAACACAGTATTTTGGACGACAACTCCTTTTGGAGACGTTTCCATGTACCTATTCAATGTGAATTAGGTGAATATGCCCTTTTAAAGGAAACTCCAATTTGGACGGATCCAGAAAGGTTAGTATTCACAGCCAATCGATTAGAACAACAACGTCGCAGTTTAGCAAAATTTGAGAATCACCTACCACACTTTCCAAGTGTAGCAGATTTTGACTCAAATGGCTTAACTAATAAGTGGATAATTCAACCACTTTCGACGATTTTTGCTCAAATCTCGAAGATTTTCCATTCAAGGAAAAGGTTTTTTAGTAAACTTCAACAAACCTGGACTCAGACGATTAAAGAAGATTTCGAATCAACTGAGAAGAATCTTGGATTCTTGATGGATGAGATTAACTCTCATCTACCTGAATCTCTTGATCCTCATATGATTCAGACGTTTCAGGGATTCCGCGATGGTAAATCGAATTCATTTACGATTACCTATCCGGCATATCCTCCAACGTCGATACTTCCAGTACGTGTAGAACCGATTGTTGAGCCCCTTAAAGTGCGAACCATCACTGCAGGAATTGGAGATTGTTTCTGTTTGAAACCTTTCCAACGTGCAATGTGGATGGCACTAGGGACTTATGATCAGTTCTGCCTAACTCATGGAACCAATAATCTCGATGCTGCGATAGAGCGTATTCACGCCCAATCCTCAGAAGGAGACGTTTGGATTTCAGGAGATTATTCTGCGGCAACCGATTCGGTGCCTATAGAAGTATCAAAAATTTTACTTGAATCTATCTTAGAGTCAATCGATCATGAACCAACACGACGATGGGCAATGAAAGAAATTTCACCTCATTTACTTGTCTATCCTAAGAATTCCGGTTTAAATCCGGTAATTCAACAGTCAGGACAATTGATGGGTAGTTTCCTTTCATTTCCCTTGTTATGTCTCCTGAACGACTGTACTGCTATATCCATTGGATTGAAACCGGCTCAATATCTCATTAATGGGGATGATATCCTCATGAGATGTTCACCGATGAACTATCCGCAATGGAAAGTGAATGTGGGGGATCTCGGTCTCGAATTATCACTAGGAAAGAACTATGTTCATCCTAGTTTCGGAACCGTGAACTCACAACTCATTCACCAAAATAGAGTACTATTTACAGGAAAACAAGCGGTACTTGATCGAAAATCAGGTATATTGGCAGAATGCTTACGAGACTTGGAGATCGCTATGTCGGAAACCAGTGCTCCGGAGGTACATGAACTTTTTAAGACGATTAATCGTCAAAAATTAGCTCAGACCATCCGTAGTATTGATGTACCGATGTCACATGGAGGATTGAGTTTTAACTGGAATTCAGAGAATTTAAGTTATCGCTCTCGCCTCAGTGCACAAGTAGTGTATTTCCACGATCTCTTTCAAAAGCTCAAACCAAAAAAAGGTTTCCTTATTGTACCATATCAGGACACGAATGCTGAGCAATCCTTTAAAGTTGAAAAACTTGAGGAACAGGCTTATGCATTTGAATCCTTGTTACAAGAGGAGAATTGCTTAAAGTTGAAATCCACCGACGTCATTTCCATAAGGAAACGGATCCGGGGACATCCCTTTCTTCGGAAAGCCTTTAATACCCGGACTTTGGAGTCTCTACCTGCTTTAACTTTCGTTAAAACAATAGAGGTTCCATTTACGGATGAAAAGGTTCGAAGTGAAATTCAGGATCGTATTACAATCTCATTTTTGAGTTTGTTTTTTGATTATACGAGTTCCTTCACTTTTGAGGATTATAAGCAACATATGTTATTTTCATTAGGTAAATGTTCTCAGGATATAACGGTTTCTAAGAGATTATTAGTCAATATTTTTGACTTAAATCTTCAAGTACATCATTTATCCCGAATTGGATGTTCCTCAAAAAGTATCCTATTTGAGAGTGAGCGGTTTACCGCCCACGCTCGTGATGGATCTCCGAGGAATATTCAATTAAACGATTTTACTGGACCGGACTTCTCACAAGAAGTTCGGAATCTCAGTAATCGAATAGAAGAATTATTACAAATTAATGAAGATGATTTACCTTTTTTGGAGGAAGAACCTAAAGAGGTTCTAGCCTATTATCTGTCAGATTTTAATCGACGCCGTAATAGTCCTACACCATCTCTAGAGACGTCAGTTAAAGATGAAGAATCAATCGATTCTATATCATTAACTGGAACCTCTACAGGAGATGGACAAGACATTGACGGAACAGTTTCAATCGTTGAAGATTTATAAATTTGATTTAAAGCGGAATGGGAGTCTTAGGACTCCTGTCGATAGCATGAAATTCATAGTGGATTATAGATCCTATGTTCTATTTTCTTTTCCTTTCCTACTCGAGAACAATTCTTGGGGTGGAATCATTCAGAGCAAACGACTGCTCCTAGGGACACAATAATCGCCTTGGGAGAACGTAAGATGGATGAGGAAACTTCTAAGTGGAGAAAGTCAGGTCTTTAGAGACACTGTATTCTTCGAGAAGAGGGGAAGGAAAATTGATCATTAGATTAGATCACACTTATTAACATCTATGTATCTGTCGAAACTTCCGATGCCTGATGGTAGTATAATCGCCC